TGAGCTTTACGAGCCGCCCACTGACCTGCACCCGTACCTTGCGTAGCTGCTGCTTTTACCTGCGACACAATCCGCTTGCGCAGACTAGGTTTTGTGTAATTGCCAGCGGCGTTTACCTTCCCACCCTCTTTGTATTGGGTGAAGTCGGTGTCATCACGGCGAGCCTTACGCTTGCCCGTGGGCATTTTAGAGGGGGCAATATCCCCCATCCCGCGACTCGCCATCATGATTTAACAGGCTTTGCCGCCGTACTTCATGCCTTTGGCCATGCCACCGGATTTCATGCCGTTGCCAGCAGATACCTTGGTGCCCAAGACTTTACCGCCAGCCATGCTGACCATTGTGCCTTTGGTCTTGCCTTTGGAAGCAATACCGTCTTTGCTAGGGGCTGCTGTGCGCACTGTGCCCATTTTGGCAGTTGTGATGCCGTTGTTTTTACGTGTAGCCATGGTAGATCCACCTTCTTTAAAAAAAGCCATTTTTCCGTGATCGGTTTTAGGCTTGTTCACCTTCTGAATATCCGAACGGGTTTTACCGCCGGAACGAAACTTCTTACCTTTGTCGGCGTCAGTAAAATCTTTCCCAACGCTTTGCGGTATCCCAACCTTCTTGGCAAATGCGGGGTTATTCGCAATTGCCGCCATAAAGTTGTGTTGTTTTTTACTCGTCGACGGCATTTGTAGCCTTCTTACGGTTGGTTATTTCACGAACAGTGTCAGACTCCCAGATACGAAGACCGAGGTAAATGATCGTGAACAGAGAAGCCAAAGGCGGAAGCCACGTAGCCATAACGCCAACAGTTGTTAAGACTGCTGCGCCGTCTGCGACTGCTTTAGCTGTGTCATGTTGAGTCATACCATCCGCCCTTTTGTCTTGCCTTTTGTAGCGCAACCATCGGCTGCGTTTACATACCCGCCATCCTTGCAGTTCCACGCCCTCAAAGACTTATTGATCCGTGAGTTCGGATCGTTGGCCGTCTTCTCGCTGGTTAGCTTCTTCTTCATGCCACTCATCCTTGCACAGAAGGAGTCGCGCCGTGAGCCGCCCTCTGGTTGAGGACGCTTCAATCCGGGTTTGCCGGGGTTGGCCGCGTTGTACGAGGCTCGCCCCTTGGCGTTCAAGCCGCCCTTCTCGGACTTCCCCTCTTTGCGTTGCCATGCTGGTGACTTAGCCATGATTAACCGCAAATCAAAGTGACTTGAGTAACTTGATCCAACGTCACAATCGCAAAATCGTTGGTGGAACTCTTACCCGTTGGAATACCTTCACCTGCCATGTAAAAACTGTTGGCAAAAGCCGTAGAGCTTGCAGGTGTGGGAACCTTAAACAACAAAGTGCCCGATGTACTATTGGAGTTCACGCTGATACTACCGGCAGAAGTCGCGCCCACGTAGTAGCAACCCTTGATACGGCAACGCGGCAAAGCCAAAGAGCCTGTGGTACCAATACTCACTGTGCCAGCAGAAGTGGCGCTTATCGTAATGCTGACAACGTTGCTGTAAAAGTTTGTAGAAGCTGCTGTAGTGGCATTACCCCCCGTTACAACTTCGGTTGTCAATTGACCAGTCAACTGTCCCACTTTAGTGCCAACAATTGTGAAAGTCTTGTTGCTGTCATCACCACTAGAAGTAAAAACTAGCTTATAACCGCAGCCGTTTTGTTCTACTTGGTTGGTTAACAACGTGGCTGCGCCAGCGGTAAAAGAAGCCGCCGCCCTTAGAAGGGTGGCGCTGGTTGAAGGCGTTATCGCCCAAACATCAGTTTGCATCGTCATTTTGTTGCTCCGGTTCTGGTGCGTCTAGCCTGTTGATGAGCATCTTGTACGCTTGGATTGTGGCCTGAGACTGAATCAAAAAGTTTCTAGCTTTCTGTGACTCGGTCTCAAGGTCATCAATCTCAGATTCCAAGAATTCCTTGGTTATCTGCATTATGAGAATGTGGCGTAAGCAGGTACGTAGTACACAGTACCAGCAATCATCACTTTAATTGCTTTAGAGACTGTTCCAACGGATGCAGCAGTCGGAGCGCAAGTAGCGGCTGGGCCAGTCTCAATGTTTGCAAACAATGGAATTTCACCGGTAGCAGAACCGCTGTCAGACACACGAATGAACGAGGCTGTAGCTGGCAAAGAAGCGTTAACTGTGTAGTTGGTGTCCAACTGGATCACAGCCAAAGTACCGCCGGGAGTAGCGTCAGTGCCGCCCAAAGTAGCGCGAATTGCGTTAGCAGCGCCAGAGATAGTGGCTGAAGCGCCATCAACTTCCAAAGAAATGTGAGCGCCGTTGATTGTGCCAGCAGTAGCTGCGCCAGTGCCAGTCACAACAGAGAAAGCACGGAGTGTTTCGCCAGAACCTGTAGAAGTAAAGGTCAGTTTGTTGTAGCTTAAACGCGTGTCGCCAGTAGTGGCAGACGTCGTAGCGTAAGACTCAGAGATGTTGCCAGCAGTTGTTACTGCAATGGGGGAAGTCGCGGTGCCGCCAATAAAACCGTTCAATGATTTGACTGGGCCGGAGAATGTGGTCAATGCCATGATTTTTCCTTACATACAAGTTAAGTGCATCAGTCTGTATGTCGTCAGCCGGGACTGTCTAATGCACCGGATAAGCCCGGATTACTGTGTTTATATCACGGTGCTTCTGTGTGTGCAACAAGTTTATTGGACTTCTTTAAATTTTCTTCTTGCGTAATAACGCGCAGATTCCACGGCACATGAAGGCCGCAGACCTCATGCGAGCGCAAAGGCACGATATGGTCAACGACGTATTGCTCCCCCGTGGTCTGCGTCATGGTTATTGCCATCTGATAAAGCTGGCGTATTTCAGACTTTTGCTTTCGTGTTAGCCATGGGGGTGTGGCTTGCCGGTGTTTACGCCGACGTACCTTATTGTCTGCCAAAACTTGCACCTTGTTGTTTTCTTTCCAAGCATTTCGATACTCGCGCAATACGTGCGCAGGGCGAGTAGACGCGGCTGCAATAACTGTTTCGCGGTTCTCCTGATACCACTCATTTTTGCGTTCCTTAACATCTTCGCGCTTGTTGTACTCCCTGAAATACTCCACTCGCTCTGCGTTACTTTTTGTCCACTCAACTTTCAAACATTCAACACACGCGCCTTTGGTCTTGCGTGGTGCTATATGCCCATGTTTGCACGGTTGTCCAGTGAAATAGTACTTATTGCCGGTTTTCTTTGCTTCTTCCCGCGTTGCGGGCATCTTTGACGTGTCCATTGCTTTCTCCTGTGACTTAGTTACAGGTAATTATATCACAACAAAAAAGCCACCCGAAGGTGGCTTCTAAAGGGGCAGGAGTTATTAGGCTCCGGCTGAACCCCACATACCCAGAGGGTCTGACCAGCCAAAGGAATAACGCTCACGTGCTTTGTAGCGAACGTTGCCCGTGTCAAAATCACCGTCCATTGAGTTTTGCAAGGCGATACGCTCGAAGTGCTTCATGCCGTTAGGCACATCAGTAATCAAATACCAGCCGTTTGTGTCGGTCAGGTAGTGGTTAACTGTGTAACCTTCAGGGATTGCGCCCATCTGCTTCAACGCGTTGATGTCGTTGTCAGCAGTAGAAACACGCAGTTCAGTGTCAAGCAAACGCTTAGCAACGAACATCAGTGATGGGGGAACAACCATCTTACGGGGCTTGGCGGCGATCAACAGACCGCGCTCATCAGTCCACGCAGCGATTTGAATCACAGCGTTTTCCAATGAAGTTTCGTTCAAGTCAACACCAACTGTTGGGCTGTTGTAGTTCACACCACCGTTAACGAGGGGGTGACCAACGCGAGCGCTAGAGCTGTTGTTACCGAACAAAGTGACGCCGTCACCGCCCAAGTATGCGCCGTTGAAACCGTTGTTGATAACGGATGCGGCTTTAACTTGCTTGGTGTAAGACATAGCACGGGCCAAAGACTTCGTGTAACGAGCAGACAAGCTGTCGTACAAGTTATCTTCCACAGCTTCTTCCGTGATGGAGAAGCCAAGGGCGATAGTCTCGTGGTTGTAACGTGCTGTGAAGGCTTCCTGTGCGTTGTCATACGCAATGGCTTGACCCTCGTTCTTGACGGGAGCAGAGCCAAAGCCAGCAAGCTTTGTCTCTTCTTCGAAGCTACGCTCAGATTTCTCTGTTTCGTAGATTTCTTTGTGCTCTTCGCCGTAGCGAGCATATTCCATACCGAACAAAGCGTTCAGACCGGGGAGCAACTCTTTAAGTAGTTGTGCGCGTGAAATTGCCATGGTTAATTACTCCTGATTAAGCGATGCCGGTGGCGTTGCTATAAGAATGAACACCGACGTTAAACTTGACCAAAATGTCAGTTTTAGCGTCACCAACTGCTTGATCTGTGCCTTGAGCAAAACCAACGATACGGAATGCGTATGTAGATGTTGCAGCAGCCGTAGCGCTCACAGCGATTGTTGAGTTGCCAGAAGTTGTAGAACCTGTGCTGTTGGTTTGACCTTCAGCCAAGATAACGTTCTGACCCAATTCAGCCTGTGTGATAGGGCCGTCAGCTTGCACTTGGAACACAGCGCGGTCGTCATCAATGACGAAAGCAACAGCGTTTAAAGCGTTAGCAGGGTAGTACTGTGAGAACACAGTCTGACCTTGTGTATTCACGTAAGAGCAACCGACAAAAATGCCGATTGTGCCCACGGGGAACACGTTACCAGATGTGCTACCAACGGTAGTCACGTTCTGGAGATAGCCTGCAACCAAAGCCACAACGTTACCGTTGTAGATGTTGGCGTTATAGCCAGCAGGAGTGATGAGGAATGAGCGAGTGCTACCAGCGTATGGTAGACCACCCAACTCGTTTACGGCACGGAAGCCGTAGGGAGAAGCGGTAGATGCCATTTAAGGACTCCTAAGTTTATTTAGAACCAGAACCAAATCCACCACGCGTTGATGACGACTTTCGTTCGGCAAACAACGGCATGCGCGGATCATTTTGTCGCATGAAGTTATTGTCAACTGACTCCATCTGGTTTTGAGCTTGCTGGTCATAGTACTCATCCCGGGCTTTAGCTTTTTCGGCAGGCATCTTGCAAAGCATGAGGCCACCAATTTCCACGTTCCCAGTCTTTTCGTTGCCCACCAGCATCAATTCTGGATGGTCTTCTGCCTTCACCGGTACCCAACCTTCACGCATTTTGCGCGACACGTTAGTTACTTCCGCTTGTCCCAGAATGTGAGTCGCTACCCAGCGATACACATAGCCCGGTTCAGGCGTTGGATCAGGCAAGTTTGTCGGCGGTACGTATACTGCACGAACAGATTTTTCGCGTGACTTCATGTCACGATTTGAGCGGTCAATTGTTTCAGCCATTTCAGTTCTCCAGTTTTGCTACTTGTGCAGCATATTGCTGCGGGGTTAAACCAAATTTTTTCGCTAACGCTACTTGCGTTTGAGTTAGCTTAATTTTTCCTGCACTCGTAGAACGAGATACAGAGGCAACCACTGTCGTAGGCTTCTTTTGAACCTCACCAGACCTTGGCTTGTCATTCGTCTGCCCAAATAAATCAGGAAACGTTGACTTCATGCGAGCGTCAATTTGCTCGAAGTATTCAGCAGAGCGGGGATCCACTCCGTTTGTGACTAGTTTTTGATGCAGCCCTAGTGCGTAGCTGGTGTATTCTTCAAACCCTTGCTGTCCGAACCACTGGTTTTTTGCCTGCCAGCGCAGAGTTTTTTCGTCCGGTTCAACCTTTTCAGGTTGGGTTTGTTGCGGTTGTACATCAAAATTATCTTCCTGTAAAGGGGTAGGCCGATAATTTTTTGTTTGTTCAACCCGAATCTTTGCATCCATTACCTCTTCTTGAGCGGCAATGATGGCCTCGTTATCAAAAGCTTCTTGTGCAGCTCTCAGTTTACTACGGGCTTTATCCAATTCACTTTCGGCCTTTGACTTAGCGCCTTCAATGATGGCTTCCTGCCCTGTGTAAACGTTTTGCTTGAGGCGTTTGTTCTCCGCAATCAACTGCTGTGCTAGACGCTCCAGCTCTTGCTTCTCACGCATCGTGGCCTCTTTGACACGGCGCTCGTCATGACGGGCGTGGGTCAGTTCCTTGATACGCGACTTAACTTTGTCCGAGTAAGACTCAATCTCGTCCTCTGTTGGGTCAACTACTTCCTTGTCCAAAGGCTTGCGGCCTCTGTCTTGGACAGGCGTGTCATCCTCAATTTCAATTTCTACGTCGCCTTCACCTTCGATTTCAAACTCAACCTCTGCGGCCTTCTTGTCATCAATTTCGTCAGGGAACTTGTAGGGTTCGTTCATGGTCTTCCTTTCAAGCGCGGGTCAAGCCGCGAGGGTCTAGCACAACAGCATCAACTTGGTCGTCGTTGATGAGACGGAACTCCTTGCCAAAGATCTTGAATCTTGTGCCGGAGTAAGTACGTACTAACACGAAGTCGCCCTCTTTACACCATGCTCCGTTGGGGAACTTGGCGGTGTCTCCGTACGCATCGGGGCCAACTTTTAAAACAAACAACACGGTGGTAGCGTGTTCTTCTTGGCGCATAAACTCAACTGGTTTATACAGGCTTGATCCTGCAATCTTTTCGTCAACATCTGGCACAGCGCAAAGAATCTTCCAACCCGTGGGGATAGGAAGTTGCGTGGCTTTTTGCTCATCGCTAGAGTCAGGTTCAGGTGCATCCAAAGCTTGGATGGGGTCAGGCAGTGCAAAAGCACCGGGGGAAAGATCAATGTCACTCATCTGATTCTTCAACTTTCTGTGCAAGGTCAAGTAGATAACGCTCTGCGAGGGCTAGACCCTGAATAATCCCGCAGAGTTTTTGGTACTCTTCAAAAGTACGGCACGAACCACCAGCCAAGTCATCGGCATAGTTGTTCATGTCAGTGCGTATTTTTTCACGTAATACGCGTACGAAGTCTTGGATCATTTTCTAGAACCTTGGTTTTTACTGTTTGAAAGTGCGGCAGTACGCGCCTGTAAATCCATCTGGGCTTTATTTTTTGCAATGTCAGCACCCATCTGAATACCAGCGCGTTCTTGTTCAAACTGTTGCTTGAATTCGCTCTCTTTGATTTGCGCACCTGTGCGAAGAGCTTCCAACTCCAGCTTGCCGCTGACTTCTTGCTCTTTCAAAGCCTGTGAGTCGGCCTTGGCAGCAGCGTCCATCATGATCTTTTGTTTCTTCAACTCTAGTTCCTGACCTTTGAGTTGAAGCTCCTGCATCTGCAACTGCAACACGGGGTCTTGCATCTGTTGCTGTGCCTGCATCTGCGCAGCCTTGGCTTTATTCTGCATCAGCACTTGGTTGGCCGCTTGAGCCATCATGCCGGACAACGCAATCTCAATCTGCGGCGGCAACTTCTCGTCTTCGGGAGGCAGAGGCATACCCAACTGCTGCTCGATTTGCTGGCGCATCTGGTAACCAACGTGCTCTGCAATGTGTGCGGTAATCGCACCCATGATCTTGGGAGCCTGTGGGTTCTGTCCAATGAACTGCTGCATCATCGGGTCTTGCAACAACATCATGTGCACCTGCATGTGAGCGGCGTGATCCTGATGCAAGAACGCCTTAAGCGGTTTGCCTTTAAGCGCATTCTGATTCTCCTGCACGGGATCGATCGGCTTCTGGTCATCCTCAATTGGCACGAGCTTCTCAGCGTTCTTGATGCCTAAGACGTTCAGCATGCCACGATGCAGTTCTGGCAAGTTGTAGATGTCCGGAGCCATCTGCGCCATCTGAATGACGGCTTGGTACTGGATAACGCGCTGAGACATGGTCGCAGCGTTGGGGTCTGACACGGGGATGATATCCACCAAGTCATAGTCGGCTTTCTTAGCTTTGCGAGTGCCGTACTCGGGTGTGTATGTGTAGTCTGAATCCGTGTAGTCGCGGATGATGTTCTTCAAGAGTTTGAACTCTTGCTTTAAGGCGAAGTGCACACGAGCCTGCACCGCAGTCATCACCTTGAGTTGGCGCTCCAGCAATGCAAGCGTTGTACCCACGGGAGCCTGCGCAGACATGTCAGACACCTTCATGTCAGCAGTCGCGGCAAAACGCCTGCCTTCATCAACGATGGTCTGCATCAAGTTAAACAGCGTAGCGCTTGGCTCTTTGTACGGCAGCGGCAAGATGTTGTCACGGATTGTGCCCGAGCCAACGTCTACGTCTCGGAACTCTCCGGGTGCGATTGGCGTGTCGTCACCCTTGATGCGCAGGCCCCGTGTCTTGAGTCCGCCGGGCAAGTTGCTGAGTGTTCCTGCATCGACAAGCTGGCGCATGAGGGATGTAGCGGATTTAGCAAAGCCCCCGATAAGGTGGAAAAGCCCGAAGCCGTAAGCTCCAAAACCCGGTATATATTGGTAATGCACAAAGTGCTGGCGCTTGAGTCTGAGGTCATCGTCTTCGTTCCAATTGCGGCGGATTGACAAGATGTCGTTAGAGCCTTTAATCAACGTGACAACGTACGGCAACATGATGCCGGTCTCTTCGCCAGAGTCGTCTTTGTCTTCGTAACCTTCAAGGTTCAAATCTACGTGGCACTCATACAGCGTGTAGCGGTCGTCGTTCAAGTCACTAAAGCCAGTCTCTTTGTCCTTGGCTTTCTGAATGTCGGTCAAGTCTCTGGGTGCGTCAGGCAAATCAACGTCAAGGTAGAAGCCTGCTTGCTGTAGCTTAATGATCTCGTTCTTGGTCTTGCGCATGACGTGCGTGATGCGGTAGCAAGTATCTAAATCCGTTGTACCGTACGGCAGATACATATCTTCCGCAGGAATAAACATCGACACCTGACGTCCCAAATTGGGATCGTAGTAAACCTTCTTAAACGCTGAGCCTGTGGCTGGCAGTGACCAGAGCATGCGCTCGTGTTCAGCGCGGTACTCCGTCATGACTTCCGTCAACTCGTAGTTCATGTCGTCTTCGACATTGATCGCAATCTCTTTCATCTCTGGCGTTTCTTTGCCGATGAGTTTGCTACGCACAGGCCCTTGGGCTGGGAACGTCTCAGTGATTGTCTCTGCTTGGAAGCGCACAACAGCTTCTGTAATCATGGGGTGGAACACACCGCATGCGCCGTTCCAAGGTTCTGTGCGCTCTTCGATCTGCAAGCCCAAAAGTTTGAGACCATCAACGTACGTCTTCTCCCAATCCTTGCGGCCATTCTTGTCGTTGTCAATGTCAGACACCAAGTCACCTGCCAGCGACTGCAACGCACCACTTTTTATGTACTCGGCCAAGTTATCACTGAACCCTTCTTCCTCGTCATCTTTTCCGGGCGTGAGGGTGATCTCCACGCCATCCATACCAATGGTGACTTCTTCGGGATCAACGATCTCGATCTCAAGGGGGGACTCTTGCTCACCCAGCGCGTCAATGCCTACGGGTTGTTGGTACAGCGCTTTGTCGATGTTCGTTGCCATGTGTGTTCCTAGTAGTATTCGTATTTTTTACGGTGAAAGAGAGTGAGGTCATCTTTCTCGTCCGTATCTAAACTGATAAAGCCGCCTTGCCTAAAGCGTAGCAGCGCCTGTGTTGTCGTATCCACGTAGTCGTCGTGCTCCCCAACTGGGAACGCAGCCATCTCTTCAATCACTTCCCGTGCCCAGCGTGTGTCGGGTGCCCAGACTTTACCACTGCTGAATAAATCTGCAACAGCGTTGACGCGCACCATCTTGTCGTTGCCACGACTGGGGCTGAACTCCTGCACAGGTATGCCTAAAGCCCGGAGTTCTTGGATCAGTGGCGCACCAGCGGCCTTCTTCTCCACAATGAACGCATCCGGCTCCCACTCTTTGTAGTTTTTAAGCGCCACCACCTTAAGCTCAGGGAAAGCCATGCGATCTTTAAACGCATCCAGAAGGATAAGCTGGGGGGAGTCATTTTCTTCCTCGTTGTAGAAGATGCCCCACGTTGTACACGCGGAATAGTCGGAGTTGTTCTTAGTTTCAAACGCCGTATCCCAAGACTGGATGATGTATTCACATCTTGGCGGGTCTTCTGGCTCCCAAATACGCCACATCTTGCGTGAAACGATGGCGCTGTTCTCGGAAGTTGGCTGCTGCATGTACTGCGCGTTCCAATACCGTGGGTCAATCGACGCTTTTGTAGCTTTTAAGCTCTCAAGAGGCCATTGCTCGGGCCAAAGTGACTTCTCGTTGTCCTCATCTTCGTTCAAAATGGCCGGAAGCTCCACAATCTCCCACGGAATTGAGTCAGGATTCTTTGCTTGGTAGTCAATTAAGCGCCCAGTCAGGTCTAACAGCGACCAACGCGTCATCACAATGATGATCGCTCCGCCCGGCATCACACGTTGGAGCGGCCCGGTCTGGAACCACGACCATGCGGTATCAAAAGCCAGTCGAGAATTGATCTTAACGTCCTGCTCGGAATGAGGATCGTCAATAACGAACAGATCAGCACCACGACCAGCAAGAGCGCCCCCGACACCAGCAGCATAATACTGACCGCCAGCACTTGTAGACCACTTACCAGCAGCCTTTTGGTCGTCAGCAACCAGCGTTTGAGGAAAAACATCACGGTATTCATCAGAGTCAATCAAGTTACGTACGCGCCGACCAAAGTCCTCAGACAGACCCGCAGTGTGCGTGCCCATGATGATCTTCTTATTGGGGTACTTGCCAAGGAAGTATGCGGGGAACAAGTAAGACGAGAACTCAGACTTACCCATACGCGGCGCGATATTGATAATCACCCGCTTTTTCTTGCCCTCGACCACGTCCGTAAAGATCTTAGCCAGCTTCCTATGGTGGGGGCCAATCTTAAAGCCGGGGTACACAGATGTAGCAAAGCCCAACATGTTCGTCTTAGCGGCTGTAAGGCTGGCGCGGCGTTCGCGGATCTCTATATCGTCAAGCAACTCAATCTTGTCTTTCAGACTCATGAAGGGAAGCGCCTTCTGGATGGCCTCAAGCTCCACCTTGCTAATAGATGTGAACTGCTCAAAGTCCATCTGGCCCATCATTCTTCTCTTCTGGACTATCGTCTGGGCGCTCGGAAACGTCCACCACGTCTATCACTCCCATGAACTTGGCCAACTTATCTTTAATGCGCTGCTCAACTTGAGCATCCGTCATCTCAACTTTCTTGACCTCAATTTGCTCAGTAAACAACCCGACTTCTGTGACCTTGCCTAGCGCGATCAAAGCTTTCAAGCGGATGTTAGCGTTGGTGGACTTCGTCTCTTCAACCAGTTTAGCCACGGTGTAGCCCCTGATTTCCTGCGCCATGTCTATAAACTGCCAGTCGTACGCAGCCAACATACCTGTTAGATGTCTTACTGCCGCTGGGGTTTTTAGTTCTGCAAGGCTGGCTTTTTGTTCCGTGGTGGTGGCGTCGGTTGTTACAGCGTTGAACGCTTTTCGCGCAGCCTGTGTCTGCTGTTGGTTAGCAACCACTTCGTCGTCATCCACGCCCAACTCTGCTAACCACTGCTCTGTGGCAACTTGCGCCGACAGAGTATCACTGGGCGTCGCGTCGTCCAGTTTTATCAAACCATCCCGAGAGGTGACCTCAGGTTCAAAATGCACCAAGTGATCTAACATGCGTAGGAATCCTTTTCAGTTGCTTCCTCGTTGGCGAGAGTGTACACTCCTTTTCGGCGAGTGCGCAAGCATTTGCTTCTCCTTGATGGTTGTTGAGTTGCCATCTTTGCCCCACTAGTTGACGCTGGTGGGGCTTTTTTTTGCCTCGAGGTTTTTCCAATTTTTATAAAATTTTTGGAGGGGATTGAAATAGCGGTATTTGGATCCTCTTTTGATTTGAGGGGGTGGGGCTGTGTATTTGTACAGTAGTGTTTGCTTCGGATTTTTTTAAAATTGAATCGTGGTTACGAAACAGTGTTCACACCAAGTCGCCATGGCCGCCCTCTATATGGCTTGGTGGGGGTAGGGTGGGGTTCAGCCCACAGGGAATACGATGTCAAGGGTATTTGGCAACCCCTCGTGGTATACTAGATGCATCGGTTG